TTACTGTTACATTTAAATATAGATATTGGCAAAATTATTTTATCACTAAAACTGCTGATGTGGCACTTGGTGATGGTGGTTTTGATAAGTCAATTGCAAATGACCCAGGCAGATTAAATGCAGGCGGTGGTCTATTAGGTGGACTACTAAGTATATTACCACCTGAATTGAGAAGAGCGGGACAAGGAATTTTAGGAGATTTAAAACGAAGAATACCAATAGGAGATTTAACAGGCGGAAGAGTATTTCCACCATTTTTTTAATAATTAAGTGAGGATATTATGGCATTACCAAAAATAGAAGTACCAACTTATGAATTGACTTTACCTTCAAGAGATGAAAAGATAGGGTTTAGACCATTCACAGTAAAAGAGGAGAAGATATTAATGATTGCAAGTGAATCAGAAAATCAAAATGAGATTTATAATGCAATAACAAAAATGATAAACGCTTGCACATTCGATAAACTTGATAGTGCAAAATTACCTTTATTTGACATAGAATATATTTTCTTACAAATAAGAAGTAAGTCAGTAGGTGAGATTGCAAAATTTAGAGTGGTGTGTCCTGATGACTTAGAGACATATGCTGATGTAGAAGTAGATATTAGTAAGGTTGATGTTCATGTAGATGATGACCATACTAACAAAATTATGTTAGATGAATCAAGAAACTTAGGAGTAGTTTTTGGCTATCCTACGCTGGGTGTAACTAGGGTTGCAAAAAATATAACAGACGCTAAAACAGAAGATATTTTTGATATAATATATTCGTGTGTTGACCATATTTTTGAGGGAGAAAAAATATATCCAGCAAAAGATACAAGTAAAAAAGAGATGATTGAGTTTTTTGATAGTATTAGTCAAGAAAATTTAGTAGATATTAAAAAGTTTTTTGATACAATGCCTCAGTTAAAATATACACTAGAGGTAGAAAATCCTAAAACAAAGGTTAAGAGTGAGGTAACTTTTAGAGGTTTATCTGATTTTTTTCCATATGCCTCTCCCACAGCAACCTAGAGGCGTATTTTGAAACGAATTTTGCTCTTATGCAACATCATAAATATAGTATAACAGAGATTGAAAATATGTTGCCATGGGAACGAGATATATATGTTGATATGTTAATTAACTATATCAAAGAAGAAAATGAAAAAAGAAAGAGAGAACAGGAGAAGATGAAATGATACCAATGGAATTATTGTCTATGCTAACAAGTACGGTCCTTGGTGGTGTATTATCTATTATGGCTCAAAAAGGCAAAGACGCCGCTGACGCTCAAAAAATGTTAATGCAAAGAGCTGATTTTGCAGCTAAACAAATAGATAAAGCAAGAGATGTACAAGACCAATTTACAAAACACACAAGGAGATGGATTGCTTTAATATCTGTTATTGCAATTTTAGTCATACCAAAACTTGCACCGTTCATAGACCCAACTATGCCAATCTATGTTGGTTATACAGAAACAGTAGCACAAGGTTGGTGGATATTTGCTAGTGATTATGATATGACACAATGGAAACCAATGACTGGTTTAGTAATCACACCACTTGATACCCATGTTGTATCATCTATTATAGGGTTATATTTTGGAGGCTCGCTAGTTAGAAGATAATGGCACATGTAGAACTACCACAAGAAGAATTACAACCACTCATTGAGAGTATGCAAAAGGTATTTGAACCTTTAATGAGGGCATTACCTTCACTAACACTTATTCCAGATGAACTTTCTAGAATAGGTGATAAACTAGACCAAGACATAATGAGTGGTGTACCCGATAGACTAGAATCTGTAGCAGATAAATTTACTATGGATTTAGGTGGTAAAATGTTAGACATAATTGAAGATGGTGAAGCAAAAAGATTAAAAATAGAAAAAGCAGCTGCTTTAGAGAGACAACAGAGAGAAGAAGAATTATCTGTATTGAGAAGCAGAGGTGCAACTGCTGAAATACAAGAAAACAGAGTAGTGCAATTAAATAGTTTACAAATACAAGAAAAGCAAAAAGAAAATTTAAAAACACAAAGAGAAATCATACAACAAGAAAAAGAAGTTATTAAACTTGGAGACATGGGACCTGGTGCAACAGATGAATTATTAAAAGCAATAAAAAAATTAAATCAATTGCAAGAAAAACAACAAGAACAAAGTGAGGTACTAGGAAGAAATAGAGTAGATGTAGAAGATACTAAAATGGTAAACAAAGTATCTGGTGCCCTAGAAGGCACGATATTAGAAGAACCTTTTAATGCAATAAGAGAAACAATTACAGGGTTAAGTGATACATTTATGGGATTTGCAAAACCATTTATAGCATTAGGAAAATTTGCTAAAGAAAGAATTGGTATAAGTAAAGAAGAAAATGATTTATCAAAAGAAAATGTAGGATTAATGGGAAAAATGAATAAAGCAATGTCATCATCTATAGGAAAATATGCTCTCATAGGTGTAGCAATAGTAGGTGTGATTTTGGCATTTGCAAAATTAGCAGAATATCTATCAAATTTTATGGGTAGAGATTCAGACGCCGAATCTTCTGGTCAAAGAAGGAGAAAATCTAGAGAGGAAAAACTAGGACCTACTGAAGAAAGAACTGGTAGTATGACAGGTGATGGACCTGTTATTGTGGGCAGAGGAGGTAGAAAAAAAATAGTTAATAACGAATCTGAAAAGATTGATTATAGTCCTATAAACATGACAGAGAGTGCTGATGATAAACTTGCTAGATTACAAGGTGAACAATCAAAAATGGAAAGACAACAAATAGTAACAAATATCTATAATAATGTTGTAACAGACGCTTCTACTAATGCAAATATAAGTAATAATCAAAGTGTGGCAAAAACTGGTTCAGGTGAAGGTCAAGCACTTAACCCGACTGGTTAATACCTAATTCTTTTTCAGTCATTATTTTAAATTCAAGACCATTGTCAGAGCAATATTCTTTTGCAGCTTTCCATTTAGATATGTTTTTAATAAATGTTAATTGCTCTTGAAGATATCTTTTAGTTTTACGAGAACGAGGTTTAGGTGGTTTACATTGAATCGCAGGTTTAATTTCAATCATGACTTTCTTACCAGAACTAGTCTTAACTAGAAAATCAGGAAAATATCTATGAACTTTTTTATCAATAGGACTAACATAAGGTACAAACATTTCTTCACTTGCCCATTCTACAATGTCTGGATTCCTATCACAATAAGACATAAACTTTCTCTCCCAAGAAGAACGATAGACTATCTTACGACTATCACCAACATACTTCTTAGGATTGTTAGGTCTAAAGACACCCTTATATGGTGCTCTATAAGTTTTATTCTTTTTTGATGTACTCATATGACTATTTATCGTATAAATATAAGTAATAACAAGAGGTAAATATGTCTATATTACGAAACATGTCTAATCTATTATTTGGTGTTGATAGAGTATCAAACGAAATAAGAAACGAGCCACCACAACTGTTAGCACAGCGTATGGCAAAATCATCAAAATTAAATATGGGTGATACAGATATAAAACCATTATCAGTAGACCGTATGAATTTTACATTTCATTATTATCCTCAAGAAGTAGGTCAATTAGGTGATGGACATTATATGAAGTTTCATATATTTGAAAATACAACAAGTCCGATAGAAACAGAGGATAAACAAGGCAAAAAAACACTCACTGGTAGAAACAAAAGAAATAAATCAAATGAAATGTTTAAAAACCAGACTAAAGTAATAGAAGATACAAAAGCAAATTTAAAAGAAAAGACAACTAATGTATTTGGTGAACAAGGAAGCGGAAGTGGTTTAGGTTATTTTTTTAACAAAGATGGTTCATCAACAGACGCCGCTAAAGCAGTTATAAATTCCACACCTTCAGCTGCTGAAGTAGCAAAAAAGGCAAATGAAATAAATTCAGCACCTAGAGATAAATTTTCATCAACACATAGAAGACTATCACAGTCAATAATATTATACACACCACCTGAAACTAAATTTAATTATAAAACAAATTATACGGATGCAGAAACAGGTATGTTGGGTGGAATAATAGGTGCAGACAACTTTACACAAATGTTAGGTGCTGGTGGGGCAGGACTTGCTAGTATGTTATCAAGTGCTATGCAATTAGTAGCACCAGGAATAGGTGCTATTGCAACTAGAGCTGCAGGTTTTACAACTAACCCAAACATAGAGTTAGCATTTGAAAGTGTGCCATTTAGAAGTTTTACATACCCATTTACTTTTGCACCTAAAAATGAAAAAGAATTACAACAGGTACATAAAATTATAGAATCATTTAAATATCATATGCATCCACAATTATCAAATAGTGAAGGGTTTTTTATAACACCATCACAATTTGAAATAGAATATATGTATAGAAAAGGTAATAACAATTATATACCTAGAGTGGCAAAATGTGTACTTGAATCTATGGAAGTAGACTATGCACCTGGTGAAAAGTTTACAACATTAAAACCAGATGACCAAGGTGCTTCACCACAGATTATATCTATTAATTTACAATTTAAAGAAATGTTAGTGCTTACTAAGAAAAATGTTGCAGGAGGATACTAATGTATTTTGATAAATTTGGTAAAATAGAATATGGTTTTGATAAAGAAAACTTTAAATCTGTTACAGATATAATGAAACGAGTTAAAGTTAGAGATAAAGTTTTAAATAATATAACTTTATATGATAAGTATGATGTTGTATCAGGCGAGACACCTGAAACAATTGCATTTAAATTATATGGTGACCCAGAGTTACATTGGGTTATATTACTTACAAATAATATAACAGATAGATACTATGACTGGCCAATGTCAGAACAAGAATTTGAAGTTTTTATAACAGATAAGTATTCAGAGCCTGGTGGTATACATCATTATGAGATAACACAATCTAGTGGTAAACAAACAGGCAATGGACCTACTGATTACTCACACAAAGTAGAAGTTAATAGTACAACAGCAGGTGCTACATCTGTATCAAATAGAGAATACGAACAAAGATTACAAGACCAAAAGAGACAAATTAAACTTTTAAATCCATCATTTTTAAGCACATTTTTAAGTGAATTTAACTCCTTAATTAGAGGATAATATAATGGCGACAGAATACGCTCCTAAAGCAGGTGATTTTAAATTATCTACAAACATATTTCTTGCTTCATATCAAAGTGAATTAGGTAAAAGTGAACCGCTTAGATTAGATATAAGAGAGTTAGTGCAAGAGATACAAATACATGAAAGTATAAATTACGACACATTATCTGGCACAGTAACAATTGTAGACGCCGCTGGTTTATTAGATAGACTACCTGTTACAGGCAATGAAATATTAGAGTTTACATTACATACACCTGGGTTTACACTTGATGAAGATACGCCTAGAGGTTATGATTTTATAACATATCCTATGTGGGTTAGTAAAATAAGAAACATTGTAAGTCCGAATCAAAATACAAAAGTATATGCATTAGATTTTTTTAGTAAAGAAAGAATTAGAGACAAACAAAGAAAAATATCAAAAGCATTAGAAGGTCCTATATTTGAGAGTGTTAGAAATGTATTAAGAAATAGTCTTAAAACACAAAAAGATTTTTATTATGAGACAACAGCACCTACTGTAAAATATGTTATACCTAAAAAATCACCACTTGATACAATAAAGTTTTTAGGTAGAGAGGCAATATCAGAAAAATTTGAGAACTCTGGTTTCTATTTTTGGGAAACATCAGATGGTTTTCATTTTAAATCATTAGAGGCAATGATATCTACTTCAACAGGCGTATCAAAAAAACCTATTATCGAATATACAAACGCACCTAAAACAGAACCAGGTCAGATGTATCGAACTAAAAATAAAGGTAAAATAATAAAAGGTAACTTAGAAAAAGTATTTGAATTTAAAATAATAAAAAGATTTGATACATTAGAAAATATAAAACAAGGCACATATGCTAGTAGATTAGTTACCTATGACGCCTTCACAAAAAGATTTAAAAATGTAGATTTTAGTTACCCTCATGAGTATACAAAATCAAATCATATGGGGCAAGAGGAAATACCTAATTCACCTTTTACAGGTATTATGCCAGTATACCCAATAGAAGATGATAAATTTTTATCAGACTTTCCTGAGGCTGATTTAATGTTTACATCATCAGCACAAGGTATGCATGATACAAAACAAGATGATGGTACAATTACTGCCATTGATACAGCAGATGTGGAGAACACATTACAAAAAAGTAAAGCACAAAAGAATGCTTTTAATTCTTTTATTATTGAATTAGTAGTGCCAGGTAATACTGCTGTTACAGCGGGTTCAGTAATTAAATTTACAACAATATCAGGCAATATGAAAAAAGGAGAAGATAAACTTAAAATAGACCCTTTCTTATCAGGTAATTATTTAGTAACAGAAGTAAATCATTTAGCACAAACAACACCTCGAGGTCTACATACAATGACATTGACATGTGCTAAAGATAGTGTTGGCACAGAGTATTTACCTAATGATAAAGAGGTACTAAATAATGATATGACCATGGCGGAAGGGCGTGATTTTAACCAATTTGATATGGATGAGGCATGACAGAACATAATAATTTTATAGGCATGGATGGCTTCTTGTGGTTTTACGGTGTAGTAGAAGATAGACAAGACCCTTACATGATTGGTCGTGTTAAAGTCAGATGTTTTGCTCATCACACAGGCAATAAGACAACATTACCTACAGCAGATTTACCTTGGGCTCAAGTTATGTTACCTGTTACATCAGCAGGTATATCAGGCATAGGACAAACACCTCTAGGACTTGTAGAAGGTTCACATGTATTCGGATTCTTTAGAGATGGCGAGGCGAGACAAGAACCTGTTATAATGGGTTCACTACCTGGTTATCCTACTGAACTAGCAAATACAGATACAGGTTTTTACGACCCATTAGGTGAGTATCCTAGATATATAAATCATCCAGACACAAATCAATTAGCAACTATGGAGGATTATTCATATAATCCATCACAAGTAAAACATGCTAGTTTAATATCAGATGAATCAAATATAACAACTTTTCAAAATGTAGGTACTGCTATATTAGAACCTATGCAACTTGCAAGTGCATTT